GTCTTTTTTATCGTCCTTCCCTTCTATTTTATTTTGTATTGCTTCTTTAGTTTTTTCTTGTGCATCTTTTACACCTTCTTGTAATACTTCTTTACCCTTTTCCCCACCACCACTTGCAATTTTTTTTACTGCCATAGCTTGAAGAACTCCTCCTTTTTTTAATTTTTTTTCATGAATTATAGATTTAATTAAGTTTAAATTATCATTCTTCATTTACTATTTATTGATATATTTTATTCGGTATATTTAAAACTTATATAATGTTATTATATTATATATGAAAAATTTAATATTAATTATTATATTATTAATAATAATATATTCTAGTTTATATTTTATATTTAAAGATGAAATAATAATGCAACAAGTTAAAAAAAATAATATTACATTAGATTTATTAATTAGTAAACAACCAATTATAGTTGAAGATAAATTAACAAATAAAGAAATAAAAAATTTATTTGAATATAACATAATAGAGCGTCCAATATCTGATAAAATATGGAATAGAAATCAATATAAGTATTTATTAATTAAAAGTTTAAATAATACAAATGTTTTTATTTCTAATCCGAAAAAAATTAAATATGAAACACCTCTTGAAAGCGATATAGTAATTGATATACAACTTAAAAAAAATCAATCTTTAATTTTACCATTTAAATGGTATTATTCATTAATTAATATAAATGATATTGAAATATACGGAATACACGATTATATAACATATGGTTTAAATTTTATTTTTTAACCTTTTTTTTAATAACCTTTTTAACAATATTATTTTTATCATTATTATAGTCTTCTTCAATCAATGTTTTATGTTCTTTCCATTTAACTAATAACTCATTTAATTCATTTAACCATATTTTTTCAATATTAGTTGATTTAAGATTGTCTAATTTATTTTTTAAATCTTCTACCTCTTTTTCTAAAATTATTTTTCTATCCATTGTTAACTGTGAAATAGGCATTTTAATTAGATAATTGTATCCCTTAATATGCTCACTTTCATCATCACTATCTGTATTATCAGTAACATTGATTTTTGGATATTTTAATTCTACAAGTCTATCGGCAATAACATTTAGTTTAACATTCATAATTTTAATTTTGCCTTCAATTACATCAATAATAAATCTAATTTTTGTAGAAAGAATGTTATAATCTTTTTCTAATTTTTTAACTTGATAATTTTTACGCTCATAATATTTTCTAATTCTTACTTTAGACCATTCTTTAATAATAGATTCTGTAGAATTATATTTTTTAATTGCTCCTTTATCACTATAAAGATGCATGTTATTAATGCTTAAATTTTTTGTTGAATTTAATTTAAAATTAGACTCAAATTTACTATCATTATTAACTGCCCTTGATCCAGGACTAAAATGTAATATAAATTTAACATTTTTAGCAGTATAATGACTTTCAAATGATTTTAAATTAAATTGATTATTTGTAATAACAGATTCTAAAAATTCTTTATAATCTTCTGTCCAAATACCAATAGGTAATTCAGTAATAATAACAGTACTATCATCAATCCATTCATAATTTCCCTTACTTTCATATTGTAGTTTATCATTTTTTTGAATCTTTCCAGTAAATCCTAAATAGTAAGGTGCAAATTCATTTATAGTTAGATTATCAATAATATTGTTAACATCATTTACATCAGATTCGTTTTTGATATTAATAGAGTTACATATATTAATACAACAATCAATAATTTCTTCAGGATTAAACTGTGGAATATTAGTAGAAAATCCTGTACCAATACCAACACCACCATTTACTAAAATCATAGGAATAATAGGAACATAATATTCAGGTTCAATAGTTAATCCATCTTCTTCCAAATAGTTTAATACACATGAATCATCTTCTCTAAAAATAAGTTTAGTTAATTGCGAAAGTAATGTATAGATATATCTTGGAGAAGAAGAATCATTGCCTCCTTGAATTCTAGACCCAAACTGACCATTTGGAACTAATAAATTAATATTATTTGTACCAACATAAATTTGAGCCATACCAATAATTGCTTGTTGTAATGAATTTTCACCATGATGGTATGCAGTGACTTCTGATACATTACCGGCTAATTGCGCAACTTTAATTTCACTATTAAATAATTTTCGTTTAATACATGCATATAAAATTTTACGAGTACTTTCTTTTAATCCATCACATAAATGATTAATAGATCTTTCTAAATCTCTATTACTAAAATGAATAAATTCTTTGTTAATAAATGTATCATACTCAACATCATTTTTAGTATAATCTAAAACATTATTTTTATCATAATTTAGTAACCATGTTTTTCTATCATCGGCACGTTTTTTATTAAATGCTAAATCAATTTTTTCATCTGAATTTTCAGTATATTTATATGTAATTTTTTTCATATTTTTAAAATATTCTTTGGCTTCTTGATCACTACTTGTACCAAGCCCTTTGTAATATTTAATTTTCCAATTACCTTTTTTTGCATTATCTGTTTCTAACCACTTTTCATAATCACTCATATTATAAAATGAAATTACATCAGATTTATTACTTGCTTTGATAATTGGTGTTAACATTGATGTTAAAAACCCATCTATTTTATATAAAGAATTCCATAATGATTGAAAGATATTAAATAGTAAACCTTTAATGTGACTTCCATCGTGGTCCTGGTCAGTCATAATCATTATAGATCCATATCTTAAACTTGAAATATCTGCATATTTTTTGTTTTGTTCTAAACCTAAGATTTTTTTAAGAGCAGTTATTTCAGCATTGTCTGAAATTTTTTGTAAAGATGCGTCTTTAACATTCATTATTTTACCACGAAGTGGAAATACACCATATTTATCTCTACCAACAACACTTAAACCAGAAATAGCCATTGTTTTAGCAGAATCTCCTTCTGTTAAAATTAATGTACATTCATGACTATTTTTAGTTCCCGCAAAATTAGCATCATCTAGTTTGGGAATAATTAGTTTACTTGTTTTTTTACCATCTGTTTTAACTAATTTTTTCTGGTCGTGAAATTCTGTTAAACTTAAAGCCTTATCAACAATACCAGACTTATAAAGTTTATCTATAAATTTATCACTAACTTCACATTTACTTCCAAATTTAGATACTTGTGTTGTTAAAGTTTCTTTTGATTGAGAATCAAAACTAGGATTTACAATAATACTTTTCACAAATATAATCAAATTGTCTTTAATATGCTGTGTTTTAACAGTTTTTTTCTTTTTTTGTTGAACCATATCAACTAATCTTTTAATTATATTTTGTGAAACATAATCAACATGTCTACCACCTCTAATAGTATTAATTCCATTTACAAATGAAATTTGCTCATGAATACCTGTTTTTGATAGTGTTGCTACAATTTCCCATCTATCATTACATACCTCATAAGTTAATGGTTGCTCTTGTTTATCAACAAATAATTCAGCATATTTTTCAAAATCTTTTATCATTAATTTTTCATTATTAAAATAAACCGATACATCTTTATTAGTTGTTGCACAAGCATCAATAATGCGTCGTTTAAACAAATCATAAATATCATCAGTCATACCATTTTCTAATCCAAATCTTTCATAATCTGGTAGAAAACTAATTTGAGTATATGGTTGTTTTTGTGACGCTTTAATTTGTGGTTTACTTCTTTCTTTCATATTATTTGTAAAAGTTTGAGTATACATTTTTTTTGTATAATGATCAACCGTTTCAATAGTAAATTCTTTTGAAAATATATTTGTTAATTTTGCACCAAAACCATTTTTACCACCCCATGTTTTTTCTTGTGTTTTATCATAGTTTGTTGATGTTAGTAATTCGCCAAATATAAGTTCTGGAATCCAAATATCATTATAATCGCTATGTTTTTGAATATCTATACCATTGCCATCATTGTAAATAGATATTTTTCCATCTTCTTTATTAATTGTAATTTTAATATTTTTAACATGCTTAATATTGTCTTTTGTTTCAGATTTAAGACGCATTGAATGGTCAATTGCATTAACAATTACTTCGTCAAAAATTTTTAGCAAACCAGGAATATATGATATTTCTTTTTCAACCATTTTTTTATCATTATCGCTATAAATATAAGTTTTAATTTTAGTTAATTCTGTAGAACCAATATAGGTATCGGGTAAAGACTGAATATGCTCTAGTAATTCATATTTTTTATACTTACTTTCAACCTTTTTATTAGAACTCATATTTTTTATTATTATAATATACTTTATTATTATATCATTTTTTTTAATTTATTAAAAATTGATTATTTTATTTATTATAATTAAACAAATGAGTAATTTATTTTATAGAAATTATAGTTACAAAATAAAAAAAAATAATATTTTCAAAAATTACTTATATTATATTGGTTTAATAGGATTTGCACTATCTTATAAAAAACAAGATATGAAAAATTATTTATATATTAATCATTAAAAAGTTCCTTACCATAAGAGCTACATAAATAGAACGCCATATATTTGTCTTTTAATATTTGATCATTATATATTAATTTAGGATACTGATTAGTTTTAACATTAATTGATGCTTTAGTTCTAATTTGTAACACTTTATTAGGACCCGTAATTGTAGTTAACAATTTTTTTTCATTATATGCCAAATTAATTTTATCACGTATAAATTCATAATCTTCTTTTATTTTTTTATAATGGTCATTATTGTCGTCTAAATTAACAATTTTCCAATTTATAAACGACCCGTCTTTATCATAAGCAACATAAATAACACACTTCATTTTTTCAAATACTTTTGTTTCTTCAAAGTCCAGATTTTTATCGATTATATCAACTAAACAATGATTTAGTTGTGTAATTGCAATTGTTTCACCAATTTTGTATGATTTAAGCTCCCCATCACTTAAATCTGTTAAGCATGTTGTATTTGGAATACCTAACTCTTTTTCTAACGCCTTACCACGTTTACCTTTATCTTTTTCTGGTTTTTTAAGCAAAGAACAATCAAGATTTTCCAAAAGTTCTTTAACTATATTTACAGTTAATTTTGTCATTTTAATAAAAGTTTTTATTAAAAATTATTATCATTTTTTTAATTTATTAGAAATTAATTTGTACAAAAAAATGACAAATCTAAAAAAAACTGATTAATTTAATCTAAAATTATAATTATCCAAAAGCGTACAAGAGACACAGGCAACTTCGCAACTTCGCAACTTCGCAACTTCGCAACTTCGCAACTTCGCAACTTCGCAACTTCGCAACTTCGCAACTACACTAGATGACTACCACCCAGCAGATTATCAACCAGTTTACTGAGATTATCGATACCGAGAAGGAGTATACTCGTGCTGAACTTAGTAAGATTCTTACTCAGATTTATCACGAGACTACAACTCAGAAAAAGTCTCTTAAGACCGATAAGGAACCCAAGACCGATAAGGAACCCAAGACCGATAAGGAGCCTAAAAAGAAGGCTAAGAAAACTAACTCTGATGAAGAGCCAAAAAAGAAGCGTGAGCCAACTCTTTACAACCTCTTTGTAAAGGAGCAAATGCCCATAATCAAGGAAGAATTTCCCGAGCTTTCTCGTCAGGACTTGATGAAGAAGGTTGGTGAGATTTGGAAGGCGAAAAAGGCGGAGAAACAGTCAGAGTAAAAATCTAAAAAAAAATAAAAAAGTATAATACACAACAACATACTTTTTTATTTTTTATAAAAATTTAATTTAATATTAAATTTATTATTAAGTTTAAATACTGTGTTATAAAATTTATTTGATATTAATGTACCAATATAGTAAGATATAATACTTACAAATATAGTTAGTAAAATCAAATATACATTATTTTTTTTCATTAAATTTATATTTAAATCACAATATTTTATATACTGTAGTAATATTTCGTATATTATTATTTTAGTTGAAATTAAATAAAAATTTCTAATACCAAATAATATACCATATATAAAACAAATAAATATATGTGATAAATAATAATATATATTATTATAAAATGATATATCTTTTATGTTAATAAACAAAAATTTGTTAACATAATTAAAATTATATTTGCATTTTAATATATAAAGAGTAATAATAGATATTAATGAAAATAAGACATTAATATAAGCTAAAAATGTTTTAATAAACATTTTACTCTAATTATAGTTTTATATTTTTAATTATTTCATTAACTTCATTTGCAATCATTTGAATTGTTTTATTTTCGACATTTATAATATAAATATTTTTATTATTTAACTCGTCCTTTTTATCTATAAAATGTTTTTCATGCAATTCATGAATTTTATTTAGATATTCTATTGTTATTTTATCTTCACTATTTCTATTACGTTTTTTAATTCTATTTAAACATGAATTTGGATTAGATTGCAAATATATATAAATATTATTTTCCCATAAGTAATTAGTTTTATTATGCAAATAATCTAATATATCTGCTTCATTTTGTGTAATATCATTATCATTAATAGCATTTTTAATAAAAACATTTTTAATAAAACTAGGACTTCTTTCAACTAATATTAGACTTGTTTCTATTTTATTTTGTATCCAGCATCTATCTAACCATATTCTTACCTGAAAATTAAATATGTTACTTAGATTTAAGTTTTCGCTATTTTCGTTATTGTAAATTAAATTTAAATGCTTTTGCCAATTATCGACAGGCTCTAAATCAATCGGGTATTTATAATTTTTATGTAAATGATTTAAGACCCCTGTTTTTCCACATCCAATATTACCATCAATTGTTAATATTACCATTTTATTATTAATTTAAAAAAATAATTTTATATCATTTTTTATATAGTTAATTTACGTAAAGAAGATTTTGACAATATATTTTTAGTCATCATAACAGTTAATTCCTTTTTCTTATTTTTCTTTGATTTGACCTTATTAACAATTAAATAAACATACATTTTAATTAAATTAACTAAATCTTGTTTTAATTTTTTATCAATCTTTACTTTATGCTCTTTAAAAATTTTAGAAACAACTATTAATAATTGTTTATTAAATCCTAATTCTCCTCCTGTTTTCTTATCAGTCCTACCACAATGATTACAACCACCTAAGTTTCCACCAGCCATTGCAGGCATTGCAGGCATTGTAGAAGTTAGTGCTGGTCTAGCAAAACCTTCTTCAAAATTAACAGTATTTCCATAAGGTTCAGCATTTGCTGTATATCTATTTGAATCAACACCAAAATATTCAGAAGGTAATACTGTACCACCTTTCATTGATTTATTAGTTTTACACATATCACTTAAATATTTTTTTGTTATTTGTATGCTATTAAGATTAACAGTATTACTGTTAAATAATAATATTGTTAATATACATGTTAAACTAACAATATTATAAATAACCATATTAATTAATTTATTAAAATAATTAACCAATGTTTTTTCGCTATTTGTTTTAACTAAATTATTAGACTTTAACAAAAAAGCTGAATATTTGCTTAAATTTTTATACATTGTCTATCTACTTAATATAATGAAAATAATATTTTAATTTAAAAATAATCTATAATTATATTTTAGAAATGGTAAAAACAAATTCGGATATGTTTAATATATTACATATATCTTCTGATAATTTAACTAAATTATATTTTTCAAATGATAACATGGAGTTATTACAAGATGAAATAAGAGCATATGTTTATAATAATACAAATATTTCACTTGGTAAACAAAGTTATGATGATTTACAAATAATTATGATGGCAAATTATAATTTACATAAAAATAAATTAACAGGACACAAAAATATACTTGATCAGGTAAAATATCTAAATAGAAATGTAATATTAGAATGCAGTAAAATAATTATGAATAATTTAGAACAATACAAAGTATATATAAGTAATATCAATCAAAGTTTAAATATTTTACCTCATCCTGAACATGTTTCTTCCGCGGGATCAAGAAGTAACGAATTAAAAGAATTGGGATAGATAAAATAATAATATATATTAATTAATAAGTTTTAAAATATCTATTAATATTAATAGATAAGCTAAATGAAAAAAGAGTTATTCTCAGGTGATTGTAAAAATGAAAATTCTAATGGATTTCCTGGATATGACGATAAACTAACTTTTGATGAAAATATGGAATTATATAGAAGTTATTTAAGCGAATATGAAAAAGAAAATTTTGATGCTTCTAGACAAAATAAATATTGGTTAACTTTTGGTACATGTATTTTGTACGGTGGATTAGCTATAATATTATTATTATTTGGCGGATTAACAGAATATGGGAATCAATTATTATTTAATGAATTATATATATTTATCATGACTTATATCGTTGGTACAATAATAATAATATCTATTTTAATATATAAAGTATATTCTTTCGACTTTACAGATACAAGAAAGAAAGTTTCACTTGACTCTTTATATTGTCCAGATTATTGGAATAGTATTTTAATAAATCCAAGTACAGATGGTTATGATACTAATGACGCTGGTGTTGATGCAAAATTTTTTGGTGCAAATTCAAAGAAAAATGATTTTAGTTTGGAATGTAATATTAAACAAACTAACTCTAATAAAACATATGATATAGAGAATTTAAGAAAAAATAATAACAATTATTATAAATTAGGTACAACAGGTACAACTAATAGCGATAATAGATTATATGTTGAACTAAATGATACTAATGGACCAGGTATAACAGGTTTGAGTAATGTTAATGGTGATTATAAAAGATTTAAAAAAATAATTGCTCCATTAGCAGGTTATACTTATAATACTGATAACGATACTGTTACCAAAAATAATGATAATGCATTAAAAGATACAAATGAAACATATTACGAAGGTCAGACAGTAGTACCACTAGTATGTGATGCAGTATATCCTTTATATATGGCTAAAAAAGATTTTGAATATGCCAATGATAATAATCTACATACCTATAATAAATTTAGATGTG